TTTCCAGCAATGATGCGCTCACGCCTAGCCGCTTGGCGGTCTGTGCGGTTGTCAGCACATGCGGCGGAGATTCAATCTTCTTTGTCATGGTCGATCCTACTGCTGCCGCGATTCAAACGAGCGGTCATGGCGCTTCATCACCAATTCCAAACCGCGCCCGTGTAGACGCTTTTCAGTCTCGTTAATTTCGCCGGACTGTCGCGCAGGTTCCCGAGCAACAGCGGCGGAACGCTCGCGAGCCTCTTCGTCGTTGACCGCCGATACCGCCTTGGCGATGGTTTCTTCCCAAGGGCCGCGCTTCCATTTCGAGAACTTTACGTCGCCGGGATTCCCAACAGGGAAACAGGCCAGGAAAACGCTCTGCTCACCGTCGTGCACTTGGATGTTACTCTTTGGCGGCATCAACTCGCCCGTCATCGTCATGCCCCACGAGTTGTAGAACGTCAGGTGCAGCTTGCCGATCTGCGCTTCGCGCCCGCTCATGTCAGCGAGCATTTTCTCAGCGGCGACGGGCGCCGCCTCCCGGATTTTCAGAAGCCGCGCAAACAGTGCGGGCAGGTCGGTTGCCTTGGTCATCGCGTTTCCCTCTGGCGCAACATCGCGCCCGATGGCGAGGGACGTAGCCTGCTCCTCCCACACTTGCGAGCGTTGCGTTGTAATCGAAACGCGCGATGAAGAGGCTTGCCGATTACAACAGGGGCGTCGCTTCGAATCGATTTCCGCTCAAACAGTCCGATCAACCGCGAGGGAGAACGGCTGTGGATTCGAAGCTGAAGGCGAGCGACATCGGGAAGCGGCTGGCAGAAGCGCCGGGCGGCTCGGGCGCGAAATTCGAGACAGATAGATTCAAGCGTTTCGTTTTGGCGGGCATCATCCCGCCTTCGGGCACAACGCGCGGGCGCGGCGGTGAGGCATGGCTCTTCCCACAATCGGCGGTCGCAATCGCGCACGTGCTGTTCTGGCTCTACGATAATGCAGGCATCACCGCGAAGCCGACCCTATGCCAGTGCTGGGCCTTCCTGGGCGAGCCCCACCATGAAGACGGCGAAGCGGCAATCGACCATGTCCTTGCCGAGATAGCAGCAGGTCGGCGGCCCCGTCTCATCCTGACCAATTGGGGATGCCCTCGCACGGGTATGACTCAGCTGGGCATGGCTCTTCGGTTTGAAGACGAGCTTAAGCGCGTTATTGAGCCTCCTATTCCCGGCTATCAGCCGCTCGCCGACCTCGGGCTCGATCTCGCGCACCATCTCGAACGGTTCGTGTTCGAGAAGCCTCCCGTTGGCGAGGTGAACTAGATGGCGAAGGGCTCCATCATCCGCCGTGCGCGTCGTGCCGTCGCCCGAATGCTGGCGCCGGAAATCTCGACGCGCGGCTATGACGCTGCCTCATGGAAGCGGTTTCCGCGTGAAGCCACGATGGGCCGCACGTCGCTGGAAACGATTCAGGCCGCGCCGCTGGTCCGCCGTAAGGCCCGCTACTTCGCCGTGAACTCGGCTCCCGCATCGGCAGCGATCAATGCACTGGTAACTTACCTCTGGGGCTTTGGTGCCGTTCCTGCGCACGACGATGAGGAGCTAGTCAAAGAGTTCTTGAAATGGTGGGACGTTTGCGATGCCGATGGCCGCACCAACTTTGGCGGTCTCATCGCGCAGGCAATCCGTGCGTGCATCGTTGATGGCGAAGTGTTCGTGATCTTCCGCCAGCGCGGCGACGGTTTGAAACTGCAGCTGATGCCTGCCGAGCAAGTGGACGAGTCCCTCACGCGGGATGTGGGCGGCGGTGTGCAGATTGTGGCTGGCGTGGAGCTAGATGCCCAGGGCCAGCGGGTTGCCTACTGGGTGCGGCCGTTCCTGCCTTCGCAACAGTTCGAGACCTACGCGCCGCCAGTGCGTGTGGATGCCGCCGACGTGCTGCACCTTATGCGGCCGGAAGGCATCGGCCAGATTCGCGGCGTGTCGTGGCTCGCCCCGATCATGCTGAAGCTGGCTGACCTTGGGCTCCTCTCCGATGCGTTGCTGAAGGGCTTCCAAGTCGCCGCCATGCACGCGGGCTTCCTGACTGACGCCAATGGCGCAACGCAACTTCCGTTCGAGGGGCAGAAGGATGGCGACGCGCTCGACGTGTCGCTGGAACCTGGGATTGTCAGACGACTCCCGAGCGGCATGGACATTAAGTTCAGTAACCCTCAGGCCGCCCAGCAATCGATTGAGTTCCTGACGGCGTGCATTGAGGAGATCGCAGCAGGCTTGCAGGTTCCGGCCTTCATGGTCTCCGGCAATGTGTCGAGGGCAAATTATAGTTCGCTCCGCGCCGCCTTGATCGTGTTCAAGGCGAGCCTCGAAGCCACACAGTTCAACATCATCCTCCCGCAATTGTTGGCGCCCATCTGGCGCCGCTGGGCCATCACGCGCGGCGGGACCGTCAACGATGCAGCCGAGGATGCCGAGTGGCGTTTCCCTGCGCTCCCCGAGGCCGACCCGGCGAAGGCCTTGGCTGCCGTCAAGATCGCTCTTGATGCGAAGCTGATGAGCCGCAAGGAAGCCATCGCCGCGCGAGGGGAGAGCATCGAGCGCGTTGACGCCGACATTGCCGACGATCCGCACGCGCTGCCGACCGAAGCCTTGCCGAAGGAGTCGCAGCCATGACCGAGATTAGACTCAACACCGGGCTCACGCAGCCCGCGTTGCTCGCAGGCATCGTAAGTGACACATTCAACGATGCGGATCAAACCGCCGACGGCACCCTCGCCACGACGATCCCCCTGCGTTTGCGGGATGGGACGTTCGAGATCATCGACGTCGATGCGATTGATGAGAACTCGCTGATCGGCCTGCCGCTGCTCGACTCTCACCGGCGCGAGTCGATTGACGACGTGCATGGCATTGTCATCGGCGCTCGCCACGAGCCCGGACGGCTCATCATCACCATGCACATCGACAACGCGGCCACAGCTAAGCGCGTCAAGGCTGGCGTGCTGCGCTCCCTGAGCATCGGATACCAGAGGCTTTCGATCATCAGCGAAAGCATCGATCCCAAAACCAAGATCAAGACCCGTGTCGTCCGCGTGAAACCGGTCGAAGCGAGCTTGGTCGCTATCCCCGCCGATCCCGGCGCAACCGTGAGGCAACAGGAGAATCCCCAATGCCTAAACCCAACGCCGCAACCCCGGCGCAAAACGACGCCCCCGACAACGAGGCCGTTGAACTCACTCCCGAGCAGCAGCGCATCCAGACGCGCTCTGACGATGCTGGCGAGCCCTGACACCCTTCCGGCCGCCGCGCCCCTCAGTGGCCCCCTCACAGCGATTAAGGCGGAAGCGCTAGCCGTCTGGGCTCCTCCCCCGAAGATCAGGCTGGCCGACTGGATCGAGTCGACCGTGACCCTGCCCAGCGATGTGAGCGCCACGCCGGGAACCATGAAGCTGTTTTCCTACCAGCGCGGCATCTGTGACGCGGTAGACGATCCGGCGATTTCCCGGATTACGTTCGTGAAGCCGGTCCGCATCGGGGCCACGGCGCTCATCGTCGCCATTGTCGGTGCCTATGTGCAGAACGACCCGTGCAATATTTTGGCGTTGCAGCCGACATTGGATGATGCGCGCGATTTTGTCGTTTCGACCATTGAGCCGACATTTGCAGCGAGTCCGAAACTGGCCGGGCTCCTGACTCGCGAGAAAACGAAACGCGATACCATCTTGAGCCGAAGATTTCCCGGCGGCAGCTTTAAGTGCGTGGCGGCGGCCTCGCCGCGCAACCTGCGCCGCCACACTGTCCGCATTCTGGTGATGGATGAAGTTGACGCCTACGAACCTTCCGCCGAGGGCTCGCCGATCAAGCTGGCGGAAAAACGCACGCTGTCATTTCCGAACCGGTTGATCTTTCAGGCCAGCACGCCGACGACGGTTGAGACCTCGAACATTCTGAAAGCGTACAGCGAGAGCGACCAAAGAATATTCGAGATTCCTTGCGCGCATTGTGGTGAGTTTTTTGAGCCGCGCTGGAAAGACGTCGTCTGGGGCAAGGACTCCGATGGCAACCATCTCCCAGAAACCGCGCACATGGTCTGCCCGACGAGCGGCTGCGTGATCGAAGAGTCGAGCAAGCCGGCCGCTGTAGAGGCAGGCCGATGGCGCGCGACGAAGCCGCACGTTGTCGGACACGCGGGGTTCAAGACGTCGGCTCTAGTCTCGACGCTGACGAACGCCAGCTGGGCGGAGATCGCGAAAGAGTTTTTGGCGGCCAAGGCCGACCCCGACCTGCTCCGGGTGGTCACGAATACCCTTTTTGCAGAGCCGTGGCTAGATCGCGCAGGCGACGGTCTCGATGAAGGGACGTTGCAGGCCCGCGCTGAACCGTGCGGTCTCGAAGCATTGCCCGTCGACATCAGGGTCTTAGTGGCGGGAATCGATTTACAGGATGATCGCTGCGAGGTCGTGACTTGTGGTTTCAGCGCAACCGAAATGTTTGTGCTGGCATATGAGACGGTTCACGGCCCGCCGACCTCCGATGAAACTTGGGCGCGACTGGACGATTTGCTTAAGCGGCGCTTCCAACATCCACTGGGCGGGCAACTTTCATACGACGCGGCTGCCCTCGATTCAGGAAGCGGTTCGCACACAGATTTGGCCTACGCCTTCACCCGGCCGCGCTTCGCGCGTGGCGTGGTCAGCATCAAGGGCGATGGCGGAACGCGCCCCCTTATCGAGAGGTCAAGCAAGCCGGGACTCTATATCGTGGGAGTCGACGGCGCGAAGTCGCGGCTGTTCGGCCTGTTGGAAAAGCCCGGCCACATCCGTTTTTCGGCTGACCTTCCTGCGCGTTTCTATGAAGAGCTTTGCAGCGAGCGCCGAGTGACGTTCTACAAAGCAGGCCAGCCGCTCAGGCGATGGGAGCGCATCAAGGGGATGCGGAATGAAGCGCTCGACGCCACCTGTTACGCGATGGCCGTGCGCCAGCTTGTAGGCGTGGACTTTCTACGTAGAGAAAACGAGTTGAGACAGGTCATCACCGCGCCCGCCGTGAAATCAGTCTTCAAATCGAAATGGATGGAAGGCGGGAGGGAGTGATGGCGAAGCGGAGGTCAAACAAGGTCTGTGACGTGTGCGGCGTGCTGTTTCCGCCGCGCCAGAGCGCGAACACGTGCGGAGAGGATTGCGCGAAGATATGGCGTAAGCAGCGCATTCACGCGCACTACGTCGCCAACAAGCCGCGCATCGCGGCCTATCACAAGGAATGGAATCAGGAGAACGCGGAAGAGATCGCCGCCAAGAGCAAGGCGCGGCGCGAGCGCAACCTTGAGCGCTACAACGCAGCGGCCCGCGAACGTAAGCGGCAGCAACGCGGCACCGACCCTTCCAAGTTCATCGAGAACCGCGACCCCGAGGCGATCAAGGCGCGCAAGCGAGAGCGCTGGCGACGGGGCCAGGCGAACCGCCGCGCCCGCAAAGCGCGGGAGGCGGGGCATGGGCCGACCGAGAATCTACAGTGATGAGGAGATGCGCGAGCGGCGGAAGATGCATCGCGCCAACTGGGTTGCGAAGAATCCCGACCGCAACGCCGAAGCCAAGCGGCGCTGGTTCGAGCGCCACCCCGGCTATCGGACTCAGTGGGCGAGGGACAAACGCGCGGAGCGGCGAGAGGATCAGGCGACTAAAGAGTCGGAATGCCCTTGATCTCGAGAGCAGCGCCGGACCCGGTGATGCGCGTGAACGCAACTAGGATTTCCGGGTGTTGTTTTTGAAAGCGTTCCGACAACGCCGCCTGCGCCTGCGAAAACAGGATCACGATGGACTCGGCTACTTCGTCCTTCTCATCATCACTATTCCAATACGGCTTGACCTTGCTGAACGTCAGGCCGCCATCGAATTGGACCTCCGCGTTGTCGGGAAATCCCGCCAACTCGCGCCGTAGATCGGCGACAGTGAACCGCTCGCCCATGTTTCAACCTCCGCTGAACAGCGCCCGAGAGCAGAAATCTCTCACAGACAAGAACTTGGGGTAACCCCGTGGCGACTCGGTGGCGACTCGGCTAAAAGTCGCCACCCAAGTATGCTGCTAAGTCCTTGATTTAATGGTCGGAGCGGCGGGATTCGAACCCACGACCCCCAGTCCCCCAGACTGGTGCGCTAACCGGGCTGC